TAGTCCTGATAGGGTTCAATAATGAGGTGCTTCGGCTTGTTATTATCAGGGACAAAGACAAGATTGAACATCTTTTGAATGCTAGTTAAGAAGTCTATCTGTTTCAAGTCAGGGAAGTTTAAAGACATATTGACCTCTTGCCCTGAGAAGGGTTCTGTGACGCTGTCCACTCGAAAGAAGGAACTTGCCCCCCCTCCCCATCCTGAAGCCGTAGGAGCTACTAGGAAGTTTCCTGCTGTTGTGCTTTGTCCTATTATATGAATAAAGTCTCCAGCCTCAAATATAAAAGTAAAGGTTTTGTTTACAGTAGTAGACGTTAAACTTGTTGAGGCGTAGCCTATTATAGTTGTAGTATTTCGCACAATCCGAAAGTTCCCCGCTGTTTGTGTTAGTACAAGATTAAGAGTACAAGTTATTATGCAATTATAGGGGGCGGTGTATGAGTGTTCAGTAACTACATTTGACCAATTATTTGAATAGTCATATCCTCCGAAACTATCCACGAAAGGCACAAGAACAAACGAACCTACAGGAAGCGAAACATTTGCCGCGAGATTAACTCCACACACTTGAGCCTCTGACTCGTTGTCTATTGAGCGAGGAACTATAGAGCCATTGTACGCAGGAAGGAAGACGTTTGCAAAGTCTGCCGTGTCAAAGAAGTCTGAAGAATATGTAAATCCTGCCGTGCTTATTATATTATCTATTAGCCACTTTGCAGAGATGAAGGGGGTGTAATCAGATTGATTCAAGGCAGTTGCTGAGGTAGTGCCAAAGGGTGTGAGAGTTCCATCTGCTTCGCTCCAGTTCTGCCCTTTGTCCATTATTCCATAACGTATTGTTCCATCCAAAGGGAACGCCCCTGAACCTACCCACGAGTTCTGTAAGTTAGTTATATTTAAATCATGGTCTAGAGTCGAAGTGTCTAGGTCTGCGATTTTCTCCTCTTGTAAACTCCTCACTAGGTCAAGAGTCTCCCCGAAGAATATCAGTTCAATATCTGCAAAGTCCTTCTTTTGAACAAACATATTTTTAACCTGTACGTACCCATTCATTAGGGGGATGGAGCTGTATGATAAGGACGCTCGTATCTTCTTTTTTACGCTGAAGTTAGATGAGGGTTGTTGTGTGGGGTTGTCTATCCTTCCAAAAAAGTCCGTGTTTGATTTTGTCGCAGGGACTCGAAACGTTTGAGAGTATGACCCCTTTGCTTTGTTAATCTCCGTTACATCTGAAAATTGATAATTTAAATTAACAGGTGCGTGGTCGTATAGGTCAATAGTGTACTGACTTGACTCTGCGGTATTCCAAAGGGTCAAGGTTAGCATCTAAGCGTCTGTGCTAGGGTAACGTTTAAAGAAACAGAGAAGACCCCTGAGAATCGCTCTTTGACGACATAAGAGGTAGTATCTATTGTGACAGGTTGCCAATCTCCGGACCCTGCTCTCATCATTAAGTTGTCTGAGCGTAGAGCGTATTTAATGAGTTCAATATCTGAGAAGGAGAAGTCTACATTTATAAGTTTAAACTTTGACGACCCTGTGACTTGATACGCTTGTGACTCTCTCGCTTGAGGAATGAAGGAGTACGTAGACGCATTCCAGTCTCCTATTTGCTTTTGGAAGGGTTTAGAGTAGATTGTGTCTGTGTGTTCTGTGCGTCCTGTAAAGAGTACAGAGTCCCATCCCCCGACTGAGTTAGTCCAAGCTAACTGAGTGTTGTTGTGTTTGTCTTGTGTACACTTTCTATTGAATCTATAAGAGGATGAATATCCGAGAAAGGAGGCTGTAAGCGTTAAGGTGTAGTATGTCCAAGTAGGATTGTTTGAGGGTTTGTCTGCTGCGTTCATCCACGTCTCCAAGTTCTTAGGGTATACAATTAGATACGTGAGCTTTTGATTGATGTCTGTTGCTGAAGGCAACTGCGCTCCGTTTGTGGAGTTCATAGTCATCGTATTAGATTGTATAATCGATACTGGTGAATTGTATAATAAATACGTGACTTCAACCCCTGCCCCTGAGATTATAGTAGAATCATTCAAAAACGCTATACAACCCTCATCGTCATCGCTTACCTCTATGTTAATCTGTTCTATACTATTCACCTTCCTATCTGTTAGCCAAGTCTTCTGTGTGAGTGCTGTGGGGTAGTAGTCAGCAAAAGAAGGATGAAGTCCTGCGCTCACCTGCTCCACTCCGTTAAGGAGGTAGACTGTGTCTGTGTCTTCTGTCCCTGTCTCTATTCCTCCGTCATAGCTTCCTACATTTACCACGTATTTTTTGAGTCCGTTCCTTCCTGTAGTAAATGGAAGAGCAGAGTAGCTGAGAAGGGTTGCACTCTCGTCACGTATCTTGTCATCTACTTTTACCCTGTCCCTGACGACTTCGGCAAGATTGAAGAAAGAGACATCGTTTGTATTGGGGGTTAAGTATAGTTTCGCTATCTCTACGGAGTCCTCTAATACCCATACGACAAACCTGTCAGGAGCTGTGCCTGTGTCCGATATGCTGAATATCAGAGACTGGTTCGCTGGGATTATCAGGGAAGGTTTGCTATCTATCTGTGCGCTCATTTACTTGTCATTTTTATATTACCTACTTTAACAGCGAAGTGACTGAAGAGGTCTTTTGCGAATGCTTCTCCTAGTTCCTTCTCTGCCTTTGGTAGGGTCTCGTTGTATGCTATTTCCCAATACTTGAGGGAGGCTATCCCCTTCTTTTTAATTGACCGAGCTATGAGGTACGCTGCTGAACTCAGACGAGATTCTGTCTGCTCTATAAACGCCCCACTCTTATCCCTCAATCTTAACGGCTTGACCCTCATCCATTGTTTGATAGCACTAGAGGGGGGTTGCTTCGCTCCATACGAGAACGGAGAACCTCTTTTCTTTTCTGTGCCATTTACACCCCAATAGATGAACGCTGCCGAAGGGTCAGGAGAATCGAAGTTCACGTCTTGCCCTTTGATAGTATACCTGAGACTCTTCTGCAAAGAACCCGAAGCCTTTCCATAGGTCTTATTTTTGCCTATTGTTCTATTACCTAGCGTTCGCCTTGCTGCGTTCGTTAAGCGTCCTGCGTACTTCCTGAGTGCTGCTTCGTAGTATTGAGTCTCTTGTGCCACCTACCTGTTTCGTCCTAAGATAATCGCGTTAAAGATGCGCTTCACGATGTCAAGGATTGAGTCGTCTTTCGTCGTTTCCGTTAACGCTGTCACAGTCCCTAAAAGGGTGATAATAGAGAGTAAAATTTCAATCCAGTTTGTTGTAAAAAATTCCATGTTTATTTAGTTTTGGTTTCTATTATTTGTAATCTAGTTTCTAAGTCTTCGAGGATGCTGTACACCTTATCCCATCGCGTTATCTCCTCCTGAGTGTGTACGTGGAACTTCTCCTCATCTGTGAGTTTATGATGTGACATTAGAATTGATTGTTAATGGTAAATTGAACGGAGGACATTGTTACAGTTCCTGTTGTCGTGCTGAGTATAGATGCCCCAATAAAGGCAAACGAGGAGTAAGCGTTCAGAGTGCTTCCTGAGATAGTGAGAACGACAGTCCCTGCCCCTGTGAAGGTGTGCGAGACTGTCCCTGTTGGTGCTGCTCCTGAAGTCACAAGGGAGAGTGAAACAATCCCAGCCGAGTCTGCTGATACCTCGAAAGATAGCTCTGCCGATAACGTAGCGGATGAGTTGAGTCCGTGAATCTCATTTCTGCGGTTTACGGTGTTCAATAAAAAGGAAACGCTCTTTCTTAGATTGATGCTGCTAGTGAGCCAACTGCCTCCACCTATGTCAGGAAACTTTATGCTTGTGATTCCAGGGAAAAAGCTAGTAGCCTTATCTGAGGTGTAGTGAATCGTGGATATAGTCCCACCCCCTCCGCTTGGAATCTGAGACCCCGAAGGAGTGACTCCGATAAGGGGAGCATTGCAAGAGTCGAAAGTGTATCCTACCTCTATGCTTATTGTTAAGAGTATACCTGCTAATGAGTTCGATGTGGTTTCCTCTAAGGGGGTGGTGGATGCGTTTGTGACTGTATAAAGGTCACCGAAGTTGAAAACGTTGTCTCCGTTCATCATATCCGCTAGGATGTCTTCTGCTACCTGTTCAGCGTTGCTGACTAACTGCGTTTGGTTCTCTATCTTCTTTGCTTTGTCGGGGGGTAGGTCTAAGATGTACACCTCAAAAGAATACTCCTTGGAAGTGTTCTCGTATGTCGCGCCTGTATATACTAAGTGAAGAGCTGGGTACACTTCAAACTTCTCAAGGTCTACCCCTGAAGGAGAGCCGTGAGTAAAGGTCTTGAGTAAGAGGTGGTCTGCTACGAACCTCTCAAAGCGGTTTACTATGTTGTTATACGTTATCATTCTTTAGCTTGTAGTGGAGGTCTTTGAGGAATGCGAGGTGCGTGAAAATAGACCCCACACTCTTCTCTGTAATCGCGTCCATACGTTGGATGTCTTCCCCTGCAAGAGTGTAGAGACTGGGATACCATCCCCATTTAGAGCTGAATTTGTCAGGCTCTCTGCCGTCCGTAGTAAACAAGACTTCATAGTGTGCAGTAGTGTTCTCTTTGAACTCAAAAAAAAAATGATGCACCCTCCAAAGAGGTCAGCAGGGAGTAGCTTGAACACTTCAGAATCTTCCTTCGCTGTGTACTTCTCTATTGTGTGAGCGTCTCCATGTCGCCTCAAGAGAGGACGGTATAGTATTGACATTATCTTGTGGGCGTTATTCCAAAAGTCTCCCGAATACTCTTCTATATCTATCCACTCTCCTAAGCTGAAATCTTGCCAATTCGGTATAAACCCGTATTGTTGTCCGTTGAGTTCTATTACCTTCAGGTGTCTTCCTGTCTCCTCGTCTGCGATTCTCTTCAGGTGTTCATCTGCTTTGATTACATCCGACATCGGTGCAGTCCTTAGCTCTTCAATAGTAATATCTGCACAGGACGCTACCCTCTTGAATCTGTCTTCCTCCGTTTGGATGGTCATCAGTTGACCGAGTGTAAGGTCTGCGTATTTTAGGGGGACTTTGAAGGTCATATCTTTATAACGATTAAAGGGTTAAATGCTTACCCGAGAGTATAGCTCCCAAAGTTGGGGTTTGATTGATTGAATGTAATTGCGTAGCGTGAAGCGTCCACAAAGTGATTGAATAAATCGACGGGAGCATTAAGTATCCTTCCATTGCGGTCTTCTTTGTATTTATAGTTCCTGAGTTCTTTGATGCCGTTTATAGACCTCTCTGTTACCATCAGGAGTCTAGACTTCATAAAATCTAAACCTGCTCTTACGCTATCAGCTCCCTTTTTACAGGCGTGTATATTCAGCCCATTTCCATAGGCGTGAAGGTAGTCGATTGACTTCGGTTCTGCACAGTCTGCGATTATCGTGTCTGTACTTGTCACACCTGAGTCTATCAGTATCTTAGCTAACATCTCATTAGTGAGTCCTGTAGAGTAGCATATCTCATCGAGGCAGAATCCGAACCCATCGGTGTAAACTGCTACTATACAACTAGGGTCATTCGTATAACCAAAATCTAGTCCGTAATTCATTAGCTTGTATTCAGGGGGTATCTGTTTCACCTGCTTCCAATGGGTCAGAACAGCGCTCTTATTCACTCCCCTCTCCCCTAAGCCGTACACCTTCCAAAAGTGTTCATCTACGTCTTTAAAGCGTTCTATCTCATCTATGACAGATTGCTCTAGGAAGGGGTTGTCTTTGTATGTCGTTTGAAAGAAGTCGCAGTCATCTCGTGGGATAACGTCATCGTATAACCAATGGAACTCGTCTGAGGGGTTGAAACAAATTAGGATGCGTCCTGTCGTTCTTAATATGAGCTGTCTCCAATCGTCAAGGTCTAGCTGATTCGCCTCACAGATGTAGAGCATCTCCCTCTTCCTTCCTCTCAACTTCGCACTTTGGTCTACACTAATAAACTCAATGAGGTTCCCATAGAGC